CTCTTAAACACCACACTCTTTCATTGGCTACCTCATCAACTTCTATGCTTTCTTTTTTAAGTCCAGCAAAAGCGTTTTTAGTAATATTCAACTTCCAATGATTAGGTCTATATTCTTTTTCTTTAGCAGAATATCCATTCATGGTTAGAACAATCTGCAACTGATCTCTTAATGTTTTTCTAGAGCAATATAATGTCATGGAGCTACCATTCGGATATGTCCCATCGCAGTATATTAATTCTTGTAAAAAGATATCAAACTGACGTTGCGAAAGTGAGTATACCCAATCAGGAAGAACATTTTTATCGGACACCAAGTTAGATAGATAGGCATTACCATCTAATCCACCAGTAACATGAAGTTCATGTTGCGGCTTAGTAGATAGAAGCACCTTCCCCTCGATACTTTCTATATTTCTATCTCTTTGTGTAAAAGTAAAAGAAATAGAATTTGCTTCTAGCAAGTTTTTGATTTCATTTACTTTATCTCCAGACTGATAGAAGTGCCAGTATCCATTTTTATCTCTATGAGAATCTGTCAAACACCACGCGGCTAGCTTAATCATCGAATCAGTATATGAAATATTATCAATATTATTATTTTGGGCAGAGCTAAATACTCTTGTTCTCCACATCGCATCAGCAGGATTTGAAACAATCCACTCATCCTTGTCGGGATGGTAGCCAACTATTCTATGATCTTCTGTGACCGAAAAGGCCAAATTATTTGAGTCATAACTATAAAGTTTACCAGTATAGCTATAGTCAACTATATCTTCAATATTAACCCATTGATAATTTCCATCATCATCAACACTCAATACTTTATCTCTTAAAGAGATTTCATCAATCGATTTGAATCCATCTTCTGTTAAAGCTAAAGTATCAACTGTATGACAACCATGATTACCTATCACACCAGTAATATGGATTCGATCAAATGATTCAAGTGCTCTATTTAAGAATCTAGAAATTATTTCTGGACCGTTCACACCAACTTGACGGTATAGGCCTGAATCGATTAAGAAACTTTGACCTGGAAAGATTTCTTCACCTTCAACGATGTCACCTAAAAACCACACATGTAAATCAGTAACTGGGTGATGCGCTCTTTGTATTTCTACTATTTCGAGCATTTTATCTGTATATAAATCGATTCTTGCGGCAAGTACTTCAGAATTATAATCTGGAGTTACCTTACCTAATTGCCAGTCTCCAAAAACTGCCACAGCAACTTCTTCTGAAGCATAGCTTGTGACTTTTTTAACTTTATTTGGTTGAGTTTTAGGAAACTCGAAACCTGCAAAAGAATCAAACGCAGCGGCATACACGGCTCGGACAGCTTCATCTTTTACGTTCTTGTACCTATCAGCCAGTCTAGCTAAACGCTTATTTTCTGCTCTTAGAAAATCTGGATGAGAACCTGCAAAATGCAAATTTTCATAATCATGAGTTTCACTATCATAAAATTCTTCTACAATATCATTCTCATACATTTTATTATCAAAACTTGGGTTAACAGCATCTTCTTGAACTGTTACTTTGTCACCTAACACTTCACCAAAGCCTTGATTGCCAGAAACTAACTTTTTAGCTTCTTCCATATTTGGAGCACGAACGACAGATTTTTTGACTACATGATAAACTTTTGACATTTTTCACCTAACTTTAGGTTTAGTAATTTGAATTACCTATTATAACAGAATATATATTTATATTTCCAGCTGCTGGATATTCTTTAACACTATTTTGAACATAATCCTGCAAAGGTAATTCGCTACCATTAGCAGAAAAACCATTAAAAGTTACACCTCTAATTAAATCAGAAGATCTTTTAATCTCCTGCTCGATTGCCGATAACGAAACTATATCACCAATAGTCAAAGAATTAATATACCTTCTGACAAAAAGTGCTGCTTGATTTCTAATACCTGCAATTGCATTATCAGAATTACCAACAGGTATCGTGATCGTTGCACTTAAATTAAAGACTACTTTTTCTGCTATTCTTACATTCATTCTAACACCAACTGGTTTTACAGTATTTACTGCAGCTAAAATTGCTTCAGGGAGAGATTTTACTGCCGAAGAAACTTCGGGGACTACAATAACATCACATGAACCAATCCCATAAGAAGCTTCTCTAATCCTAACATCTCTAACACCCTTAATTGCTAGCGCTGCAAATCTTAAAGATTCAGCTGTACCACTAGCTTTAGTTTTCATGCCAGCTATAATTCTTCTTCTATAGTTATCATCTGATTCAGAAGTTAGATTTGCGTATACCTCTTTTGGATTTGTACAAAAAAGAATTACTGAAGCAGGTGCTATGTAATTATGTTTAGTTAAGGAACCACGAGGCGCAACATATGTGTTATCGGTAAAGTTTGGCTCAACTCGTCCGTAAGCCTTAGTTGATCCAGCTGGAATAATTACATCACCAGCCAACTTATAGCTATATTGTTTCATGATGAAATTTGAAACATCATTATATACCAAAGTATCTTTAGGAACCGTTACCACTGTGCTATGAGGTTTATCTAAATAGAATTCAATATTAAAAGACTGTCTTTCATCTGCGACAAAATTAGTTATACTTTTACGTGAGATTCCATAAAGATCTCCAATAAGATCTAAATTTCTACCTGATGCAGTTGAAAGATTGCTTTGATTGACAGTAAATCTAAATGCTTCATAAAGATCAGATACTTCAGAGCTAAAAGCTTCGGCAAATGCCCTGGCGACAGAACCTGGATACACTGCGCTGATACCAGCATTTTTTTCTAGTGCATTTAAAATTGAAACTACAATTTCAGATTTATCTTTAATACCATAAATAGTCATTTACACTCCTAGACCTTGACTTATAGATAATATAACTGGCTGATCTGTATCTGAAACAATATGAATATCAAATCTAATTGTGTCTGGACCAGTAGGGACTGCATTAATCTTTATATTGCGTCCTTTAAAAAGCCCCTCGCGCTGAATTCCTTCTCTAATTAAACGCTTACCGAATTCACCAGTAGTTGGAGTTTGCGGCATACCGTATAGTTTGGACAAATCAATTCCCAAACTTGGATATACATGAAAGTCGCCTGGTTCAGTCATTAATCTAATATATACCTGCTGCACATCTGCCTGTAAAGGAGAGTTAACTTTGGATATATCTTTACCGCCATTAATTACGAGATCTCCATCTAACCCAAAAAATAAATCACTCATTTACTTCCCTTAAAGCTTTCTGATGAGCCTGTTGAAATTCATAGCCCTCTTTCAAATATTTAATTATTAAAGAGATATGATTTTCAGAATATTGTGTTGAATAAGCCTCAATTAAACCAATCTGTTCCATTGTCAAATCATCATAATTATTATCCGAAAAAGTTTTTTGCTCTGGATAAGTACTTTTCTCTTTAAATGATGACTCTGCCTTAATAGTAACAAAATTATTTAATTCTTGTTCTTCTTGTTCAATTTCAGAATAAGTATCAAGGAAATGATAAACACCATTAATTGCAGAGTGCACAGATTTCATATTAAGTTTAACTAAAGTTGGTTCAGAAAATTTAGATGCGGAATAATTAAAATTATAACTATTCCACCGTAATCCATCTTCTTTACTAAAGAATCTAATTGAGTCCGCAAAAAGAGAGATACTTTTAGATCTTCCACTTATTACAATTCCAACACCTGGTGCAGCAAAAATTTCAATATCACCTTGATCATTTAATCTTAAGAAGCTATCTAAATCAGGATGAGTTAAGCCGACTTCTCTATCTGAATATTGTCTTCTTTTAGAAATTTCTTTTTCAATAGGAAAAGATACCTTTTGCTGTGATCTTTTATTTTTTTCTTCAATACTCAAATTTTTCATTAGTGCACCATGAACCTAGGTATTCCAGTTTTAACTGTATAGTTTCTTATACTAGATGGATTAACTGTAGTGTCCTCAAAAAAACTCAAAATATATGGGCTAGATTCATTCGAATCACGGAAAGCTACTAAACAACGAGTCCCAATTGTTGGGGCAACTGACTGAACACCCTTAACAAGCGGACATGGGACACTCCTTACAACACTACCCATCGTTTCTGTATCATGCCCATCTAATATCACGGTTGCAGTGTTGTTTACCGAGTCAAAAGACATAACAATACCAGGTCTTGTCTTTTGTTTTTGAGACAGTGTTAAATCTATCTGATCTTGTATTTTTTTGTCAAATTTAGGATAATTTACTGGCATTACGCATCAACCCTTTTTCTAGCAATCACCCTTTCAGGTTTTAATGGACCTATTGTCACACCATTTTTAGCAGTAGCTTCGATAACATTAATAGTACCGTCTGAATTTCTGCTATGAAACATTACCACATGCCCTACGTTGGTAGCGCTAGGTTTATAAACTATGATATCCAATGGTTGCAAGTCTGCCTCTTCAACATCTTGTAAAGATGGATTATTAAATTGGTCTGAACGCCAAATTTGATACTTAGTGACAAAATCAATACCCTTCTTTTTATAAACTGCTATAACAAATCCAGAACAGTCGTAGACAAGTGTTCCTGGCGAGAAAGTATATGCATCTCCTCTAAATCCTTTAATTGTAGCGCCAGCGCCAGCGCCATTTGAAGGCCATGGAGGATCGCCATCTCTGTAGTCTGCAACAGCTGCATAAGGTGCTCCAATTTGAGACTCTGCCCAAGCGAACGCCGCTGCCGTACTAGCTGGCAGATTTGGTGTTACGCCAGGTGTACGAATTGGATTAATATTATAATTACCATCTGGAAGTCCTGCATAGATGTCTCCAGATGGTTCTTTGGGACTTTCTGTGATCCATTTTCTATTTTTATAACTAACAGGAAACACTGTTCCATTCACCCATTTATTCGCATACTGCACTGATTTAGATTTTGTTCCAGATGTTCTAAACATCTGCAAAGTCCAATCTCTTAATGCCTTTGGATTTTTTCCAGTGGTTTTATATATATTAATAGCATCAACAAATTTAACATTTGAAATAAATCCGTAAGGAGGACCACCACCATAATCTCCCCAGTGCCAAAATATATATCCGGTTTCTGGGGTTGCGCCTAATTTTTGGGCTGCTGTCATTGTGGAAGGTGCTGGAACGTTAGCTATCACAGTATAAACTAAATATGCTTGATTGTAAGGAATCCAAAGTATTGGATCAACTAAATCAAAACATTGACTTTTACTTAAATTTTTAAAAGCCCAAGTTGCCATTGAATTAAAATTATCTTGACTAATTACAGTTTGATTATATTGATTAAATTTTGATTGAACAATACCAAGTTGCCAACCTTTTCTAGTTATGGGCCTTTCGGCTGGCCCAATCGGCATGAAAAAATCTTTGCCACCATGAGCCTTAGTTAATAAGTTGCATTGGAATAAACCTACAGACCAGTCACCGCCACCTGTATCTGGATTTAGACTTGCAGGCTTAGTTCCACTTTCTCTAACTGCCACTGCACAAAATATTGCCGCTGCCTCATCTGACATAATTGTGCTTCTTAAAAGATCAAATATTTCCTTTTTTTCCAGCTGTCCATTTCTATCATTTACAAAGTTCTTTTTCATATTTGTAGTTATAGTGGGCAACGCTCCGGTGCCACCTGGATTTTGAAAACTGCCACCAGGAACTGTTGTGACAAAAGTTCCAGTAGGTCCTAATGCACCGCCTGGACCAACATATTGACCTGATCTTTGTGAACTGAAACTAAGATGAATATGACTTCTATGATTTGGATCAGAATTAAAATTAACATATTTAAGATTTGGATACTTTGTTTTAATAGGAGAATCAATTGGTTCATTACCTGAGACAATGCCGTACTCAGCATTTAGATCTGGGCTAATCACTATTAAATCTGGCATAAGATGTCTGGGTGCCCCATTTAATATATCTAGAAAAACGGTAAGACCTTCTCTATATTTAGAGACATCAGTTCCTTGAGATCCGAAATCTACAGCAACAGCCTTTGTACCTGGTTTTGAACCAATATAGCTAATATCAAAAGCTCTACCAAAAATATGATCACTAACACTATTTCCACTAGTAATAGGAGTTAGATTTGGTCCCATCGTACTGCCATCCGAGGCTCGAAATACTCCTAATCCACCTTTTAATTCCATTTTAGAACTTAGATAATAAAGCAGCTCGATAACTGCAGGGCAGATATATCCTTTTTCTGAGTTTAATTTTATAATTGAATCTTCTACATTTTGATTTTTTTGAACACCTTCATAAAAAGAATCTGTTTGAGTTAAATTTGAAACACTGTTTGGGATATCAAAGTTAAAACCAGAAACTAAATAACTTGAATCACTCACAATCCCTAACTCTTTAACAAGTCTTCCGCGTTCGATAATCCAATTTTTTTCCTCTGGACTAAGATTACTATCAAGCGCCACAGTCCTACTGCCAGAAGTAACATAAGATGGATCAGTGATGTAGTCTACAGAACCATGAGGCTTACCATTAATGTAATCACTTGTTGTCGATGCATTTGACATTTCAATTGAAGCCAGTGTAGATGATCTGGAAACAAAATCCATTCCACCCTGAAGACCAACTGCGCTTTGCGCAATTATCCGATTAAATGCTGCGCCGCCGCTAATGGTGGTTGATTCAGAATCTTCACCACTACTTTCTGGATTAGCTATATTAATTAAGGACGGAGAATTGAAAACAGATTCCGAACCATGAGTAATTAAAGAATTCAAAGAGCTACCAACAATTTTATTATAAAAAGTTTGTGCGAATTTAGGACTTCTATAAAGTGAATCTCCAGATAAGGAATCTGATAAAGTCCTACTAGTTAAAGTCCTTCCATAAACACCATCTTTACTACTGCTAGTATTTTTAACTACCATCCTTCCCGCAGGATAGTAGTTATCAAAAATTGCCTTAGTAAAATCTGCTGAAGTTCTTAATGAGCTACTCGTCAAACCGTCCATAATTAACTCCCTAAACTATAAGGTATCGCTGCAAGCTCATTTGCATCTTGTACTGATTCAGAATCGGTCATAAGATTCTTAACATAAACTTGCGCCAAATTATTTACTACAAGTTCCCAATTCAATGTGACTGGATAACCATTCTCCCAATATTCATCCCAGCTCACCATTGGCCATTCAGAAGCTTTTTCATAAATTCTTTCCAACATCTTGAGATAAACTAAATTATTAAATACTTTACGATGAGCTTCAGGCAATGTTGACATTATATCGCCTGGGTTAGAGTAGTCAAAGAATTCATAAACAACAGTATCATTAATATGATTATAAATTGTTTCAAACTTTATAAAAAATGGAGACTTATCATAGAGTGTTGCTTTAACAAATTCTTTGGCTTCATCAATACTAATATAATTAATAATAGTATATGGAGTTGTATTAAATCCAAATTCATCATCAAAACTTTTTTTACTCATTTTACTTCTAAATATTTGAGCAGTTTCGTCTTTGATTTTACTTATAATATCTGGTGGTAAATAATAGAAAATTGTTCCGATAGTTCTATCAAAATTATCTACTTGATATGATGTTTTCATATTTGGAGAAGCACCCGGTTCATAGTCTGTATCTAAAACGGCGGTTGTTCCTGCAGGACTTGGTGCAACTCTTACAACAAAAAGCTTATCTTTTAATGCTTCACGAGTGTAAACTTTTGCACGTCCGGCTGGAGTAGAAATATCATAAAGTTTAATTTTACCAGTAACATCATATAAGTCATCAGTATCTGGGAAATCTATATTCTGTTCAATAGCATTTAATTCCGCTGTGTTAATACCATCAAAACGGATTGTGAATTTATTAGATTCAGTTAAGCAGTCTTGTACTTCGATAGTATCACCGTCAAGAACTCTTGAAAGCTTACATACAACTCTAAAATGAGATTGTAGAGAAGCTTTTTCAGGCCCAAGTCCAGCAAGTTTTAATACCCTTGCATGAACAAGTGCATTTTCATAACTAACATATCTCACTAAATCTTTAATCTCTTTTTCTTGCCAACCAAGACTCTTAAAAAGATCATCAGATCTAATATATGTATTCCCCTCAGCTGATCTAACCTTAGTTCTAACGCCAAGTATTCCAGGCAGTAGCGCTTTACTATGAGGTTTTCCTACAACCATACCCTGATTATAAGAAAGTCCTGCGTCCATTGGTTGGCCATTCTTATTCAAATATTGTACATATGCGCCATGCTGATCTAGAAGATTATCGCGAACCCATTTCCAACCTTTCCAAGCCAACTGCCCAACAACGGGAACTACCGAAACTAACGCACCTGATATTGCCTGGAAAGCAGAAATTCCTTGACCTTGAGCTGAGGCCTCAGCGACAATCTGGTCTCTAGAACCAGGCAGAGATACTGCCATTTGATTAGCAATCAAGTCTTTAACTAAAGCAGAAGATCCATGAGTATATTGGATCCCACCCATCATTTGAGGATTTAAAGCTTCACCTAGGGCATCCATTGAAATAGTCCCACCAATATTAATTCCAGAATTAGCTGATCTAATACTATCTAAATACATTCTAGTATCGTTCCTAATTGCTTGTACGTTAAACCATGAATCTAACCAGGAAGAAATAAACCATCTAGAAGGATCGTTAACCGTCACGAAAGCATTAGGTGTTATAGCTGTAACGAAACCCAGTTCTGGAGTGAAGTGATGTACTACTTTCTCAACTACAAAAATGCCGTACATTCTTTCATATACATCAGCAATATAAACAATGTCATGAGGGCGAATATCTGGATTTCCAACCACCATTAGTTCGCCACCGTAAATATCTTTAATAGATTCTTTAAGGTGGGCTAACGCAACTCTACGTGCGCTAAGTTCATCTGGAGCACCTTGAATATTTTTTGCTACGCCTCTTGCAGTTTCTAGAGGATGGAAGAATGGATGTAAGAATCCAGTGAATCCAGATCCAACTAGATTGTCCCAATAGATTCCAGTTTCAACAGTTTTTTCTACCTGTCTTTCTGCAGGTGCCCCTTTGTCTAGAGCGACTGTAACTGGATATTTTCCATCAGAGATAGCGGTAACTACAGTGGTAACATTATTTATATTTTCTTGAATTTGATTACTTAAAATATGTGAGAATGAACTAATGTAGTGGACTCTTTGGAAAGATTCACGTATTTCAATAACTGGTTCACCATACTCTCTAGTGAATGGATTATCTACAGCCCTTAATAAAGAACCCGGCCTTCCTAAAGAATAATAGATCGAATCATTTAAAGCTTTATTTAAAATATTTGCTTGCCTGCTAAAATTACCAACTTCAGAAAGTGCATATCCCATTTGTTGCATATTCAATTTAAACATGTTCAATAGGCCAGAAAGACCGTTTGAAATAGCGTTAAAGATTGGAGCAATATTACTTTCAAAGAAATTACCTACGCCATCAATAGCATCGATAATGATGTCAGTACTACTATTCCCTTCGCCTTTAGTTGCCATTAAAAGTTGTAGGAATTTTTGCTTTTTAGAAGACTTACCATAGTCGTTATAGGGATTGATGAATTCTCTAAATACTTTGTCAACAGATTTAAAAGACCAAACTCCATCTTCTTCACCGCCGCCTCCCAAACCAATAAAGCCTCGCTTTCTATCAGCTTTAAGAACTAACCAAGCCCTAGCATATGGATCCTCCCATAGTCTTTGTCTAAAGATTCCAACTAATAATAAGAACAATTGTCTTGGACTTTTAATCATTGTTGAATATGATTCCTTATCAACAGTTTGCGTACCACTAGACTGTGTAGATACTGTTTCATCTGTATCCTGATTCAAATTATCAAAAGGAGACGCATTCACAGTCCCGGCAACTTCTGTAAGAATTTCAAACTTTAAGAAATTTTCATAAACCTTTTTTAATTGAACAGAAATCAAATTGTTGAAATATTCGATCAATCCCCCTTGCGAAGCTGGAGCATCAATATAGTTACGTCTCGCAAATTCAATAGCCTCTTTAAATTCCTGTGACCCACTTCCATCCCTTCTTGAAGTGGGAATGTTATCTATATAGTCTGAACCTAATAATATTGCGAATTCATCGAGTGCTGTTTCTCCAGAGTCACCGAACTTATCAAGTAGTGTATCTCTAGTTGATTTTCCATTTATAATAGCTTCAATATATGGAGGGAATATTTCTTCTGAATCTGGATCTAAACCATAGATATCAACAAAAACTTTTTTCACACTGTCATAAGTATGGTATAAGAATCTGAATTCATTCCAAATATTATCGGCATCATACCTACTTCTACCGTCTCCGGCAATAACTGAAACTGAAGGATCATATGCCTCCTCATAGAAAGATCTAGCCTGAACTCCAATCAAATCAGTTGGACTCCAAACTGGAACAAATGCAGTTCTCATTAACGGATCATTAGATACTTCCTTTTCGCCAAGAAGCACATTATATAAACTTAACCTTGACAAAGATGAGATATCCTCTTCTTGACCTGAAATCACTGCTTCAAAATATGTTTTTCCTAAACCATTATCTAATGGATTGCCGCCAAATTTAACTGTTTCTGAAGTATCTACAAATTTAGAATCATATGGTGTATACATTCCTAATGAATTATTAATTCTAGAATCTCTCTCATATGAAGAACCGCTTGCAACTTCATATGCTAATCCTGATGAGTCTGAAGTCGTATCTAGTTTTCCAAAACCAATTAAGTACTGCTCATCCCTGTCAACGGCTTCTCCAGTAGCGCTACTCAATTTAAAGTTTGATATTGGGGCAACAGCTGTAGCAACAACGCCAACAGGAACATAATCTGGTACAAAACCCACATAACACTCTTGTAGTTTCGGAATCCGCCTAAAGCCATAATCAAATTCAGTCGCAACAGCAGATACATCCCCAACGTCTAATGGGTCATCAGATTCAGTTTGTGTAATAATTCCTAAATAATACGCAGCATCAGGCGATACGCGACCATCAATCTCAATTTCATTACCTACTCCACCATATCCAGGACCATTTTTAATTTTTGAATTACCCCATAAAAAGTATGCTGGACGACAAACAACTGCTCTTTGATTTACTGGATTATATATTAAAACTTTACGAGATTTATAATCTGCTGCTGAACCGTATAGTTCTTCAAATTGATACTCATTTTTAAATAAATCAACAACATCTTTATTTGGTGGAGTATATGGCCATTTCATGGCAATATAAAACTGTTCATCTTGAACAGATGTTGGAGCGCCCCATTCGGTATATGTTAATTTACCATAAACTGAACTTTGATATTCAAAACCAAAATCGTCACTGACCTGTTCGGATTGGACAATTGGTACCTCTCCTGAATTTAGCTCACTATATATATCTCCAACATTAGGGTATGGCATCCTTACAATAGAAGGTAACGCAAATTGGCCAGTATCTAATGGTTTTAAATTAAGCGGTGTGTCTAAAATTAATTCATTATCAATTTTTAATGATAAATTATTTTCTTTAAAATAAGTTTTTTCTAATTCTAGAAGCTGATTATAGTTATTATCCGCTTCACTATTGCCTGCAACAAACTCTTCTACTTCATTAGAGTTTTGAATAATTACATCTTCAGTTATTGAAAAAAATGGGAATCCAAATCTTGGAGGAAGACTAGAAATTTGTTTATGAGGTATAGCTAACTGATTTGCTACAGTATCAAATACTTTACCGTTATCTACTACAGGCAAATGAAAACCTAAACCGAGGGTTGCTTTAGATTTAGGAATCTTAGCAACTACTTTACTATTATTATCTTTATACGAAATTGCAGGTTGTGAAAAGAAATTCATTATCTTTCCATTTAACCTACTCGTGGGCGCATAGATACCATTTGATGAAGTCATATCTTGAGACAGTGTTTGAAATGTCTCATTTGGTTCAAAAGCTTGGAAATACGCTGCATAGTCTGACAAAGGATTTGAATCCTTATTTAGTCTATCCAAGATGCTGAGTAAGTCCATATCAGGATCTCGTATAGCAGGTGCTTTAACACCCAGTTCATTTTGTTTATCCTCTCCAGGGAAACCGGTAGTAACCGGAATTACGCCAGAAGTATAAAGCCAATGAGGTTTGCCATAAAAAACAGTTGATCTATCCTCAAAAGGTCTTACTGCAACAATATAATTTGGTAGAAGTCTTGCACATGTTTGGAACAGGTCCCATACAGTGCGCATATATGTTTGCGCTCTAAAGGAAACCTCATCAAAACCAGGAAGATCATCATCGCTATTAGGGGCAATAATTCCCATAGTTTTAAATATATTTGTTCCACCTCTACCAGACAGAATCCCAAGAAGACCTGCACCTGCAAAAGCTAAACCAAATCCGCCACCTGTAACTATACCCAAGCCTACTGCAGCTGCTCCGAAAGCACCTTTGACTAATCCACCTCTATTGCTAGAAACTAACGCATTACCGCTAGTCAAATTATCTATAGCTTCACTAGCACCTGGAACCTCATTGTCATAATTTTCTAAAACCTTATTCCAACTTACATCAGTTAGTCGACTTAGATGACCCTCCATCCTTTCATTATATGAATCTTTTTCAGTTAAGGAAGCGGCAGTCAACCACCCATCATCTATATCTCCACCTAAGAATTGAGCAATGCCTGTGCCATTTCCAGGATATATATTTCGTTTAAATAATTCTAAATCTACTTCTGCACTAAAGTTAGACCAAAGTTGGCCAATTGCGCTTAACGTATTGCCTCTAGTATTCATTGAGAAACCTGAAGTTACGTCTAATACCTTGCTACCAAAGCCGCTATTTCCACCAACTGCTTCAAAAGCGGAGGCAATATTTTGCCTAATAGCACTGTTCTTTTCCTGTTCTTCTTTATTCAAAGGCTCGTATAACATAGAACCAAAATGCCTGATACCAAATCTATTCTCAGAAAAGACAGTACCTCTAGTGGCTCGCGAAATGGCTTCCCGAGTTCTAGATGCCCCCATTGACAGTAGTCTAACCATTAAGTCTCTTGGCTCTGAAAGCCATAGGCCTGTATCGATACCACCATCTATCTTTCCGCTATCACCCTTTTTATCTGTAGAGTTAACAATTGCACCTAATTCAATTGCATCTGATTGAGCTGTAATCGTAACAATTTCACCCTGTTCAACATTGGTAATGATTCCATTAAAAAGAGTTTGCAGAGAATTAGGATTTGAACCATATCCAGCTCTTAAATGAACCCTGACACCAGGCTTCAATCTAATATTGGCAATATCCACAATGTATTCATTTCGCATATGCGACATTATATTTCTAGATATATTTAGAGTTCTATCAATAATATTAGTTAAACCATCTGATAGAGATAACTCATCTGGATTACTTTGTTCAAAATTAGGATTGAAGATTGATGAAGATTCTTTAGTTGTCAACTTGGAATACATATTTGAAACTCTAAGGATAAGAGTATCGCCAAGCAAATCTTCTGATGAAACAACAGAAAAATCGATTACAGACTGCAATCCATAGAAGTTATCAAATAATTTTACTCCGGCAAAGTATCCACCTTCATCAATTAACCACAGCATATATGTAGGGAAAGCTCTCAACATGCGCCCTGAAATATCACGATAGTTTGCATCAACCATCATTTTTTCTAAATGAGAATATATACCACCGTCGTATGCGTTTTGATATTCTGATAGGGCCTTTACGCCTGGGACTCCAGTATTCGCAACAGTATTTCCATATTCTGGAATTTGAGTATCAACCATCAAATTTGAAGTTAGGCTTTTACTTCCAGAATTAGGATCCTTTTTAACATTAGTTCCATTATTTGTTAAATAGAACCTACCATTTTCCTTATTGATATAACCAAAATATGTTCCAATTGCAGTTATGCAAGTTGCAGGGATATTGCCCTTTCCTAGATCATCATCATCAGCTGCAGGATAGGCGTGAATAATTTTGTGGAAATCAACTTCATCTGGATCAAAACTAACAAACTCTTCAGAAGGTGGACTATATTCTCCAGCTAACATTGCATTAACCGCGGAGAGTAATTCGTAACTGTTCGGGGATATATCACCCTGTCTAAAAGGCGCTGATGGTGGATTTAGTAGATATGGATTATCTTCATCAGTGACTGCTAACTCAATAAAATTAGTCAGCAATTTAGATTTAAGTGAAGTAGAATATCCATCAGTAGGTGTTGAAACAAGACTACTAAAAATTGAAATGAATCTATTTTGATCAATTCGATTTTGATTAAGATAATCAACCATAGATTGTATCAATTGTTGTAATGTAATATTTCCACTACCTGCCGGACCGGAATCACGAAGACCTAACTGAGAATATAGCCGTAAGAATTCTAAAATCTTATTTGATACCTCCGCAACAAGTCCGATATCCCCAACGTCTAATGGGTCATCAAAAATAAAATCTTGAACTTTTGGAGTTTGGGTAGTAACGCTATTTATAACATCTCTATCAAACATTTCAAAACTACGGAAATAAAAATCTGGGTCTAAGTGTCCAACAGTATTTCCGGAACTATCTCTAACCTGAAGAGGAAAATCTGGATAGGCATTAAATGTATCCCAAAGTTGTTTCATTCTCAAAAATGGATTGCGCTTAGTAGAAAATTCTTCAACTAAAGCCTTCTGCATAGCGCTACTAAGTTGCTCTCTCTTTTGTTGAAAAATATCAAAATCAACTAAACTTAATTCTACTGAATAAACGTGAGGATAATTTGGAACTGTATTAACTCTATAATTTAATGGTAGAACGTATTTTATTCCACATAGAGCGGTAACCACATTTTTGATACCCAAGAAACCAATTACGCCTGTTGCATGTTCTAACCGAGCTAAACCAGAAATGTGATCAAAAAGATTTTTAAACTTAATAAGTTCTTTTTCGCCTATAATTGTCATTGAAACATTGATATAGCTATCGCGGCCACCAATATGTTGATAAGAAGGCTCATCCTGCATTTGAATTTGCATCTTTGCAAAATTATTTCCCAAAGAAACACTTAATCCATTTACAATAACAGAACTTCTATCAAACTCAACTTTAATCATTGGCACTTCCCATTCATTAAATTGGAAAGCCCCCTCTTTTTCGCGAGCCGCTTCCATTAAAGATTGAATAGGACCACTCTTGAAAACTCTTTCATATAGAGTCGCCACAAAAGCGCGTTTAACGTCATCTTTAACAACACTTCTATCGGGAGCTGCACCAGTTCGATACGTAATGTCGTTATATTTTTCATCTACAATAAAATCTAAATAATTTTTAGGATTCCGAGATATTGATTTAAACGTTGCTTTAATTGAATTTAAAGAAATACCTTTTGAATCTTCTCCACTTAAAAATAGTGATTGGAAAATATAAGTATTTTTTGCAGGATAACTAGTTATATCTGAATCGTAATCTTTTAACCAATTTTTTTCATCTTTAGTCAGTTTGTTGGTATTTTGCTGAATAAAAGATTCAACTAGATATAAATAAATTTTTTCAGTATCATTATCAGTATTTACACCAGCAACCATTAAATTAATAACATCTAGAATAATATTTTTAGAAGATTTAGAATAAGCACCGGATCTAGAAAGCTCTACAGCTTCAGCAAAGTCTACACTATAATCCAAATCTACAACAGGATCGATACCCAACCAAGCTAAAGCGCCATCCCAAACGCTTCTGCCAACATCTGTATAAATTTTCTCTTGTTCAGATCTGAAAGAAGCAGTGTCTGGTAAAAAGATTTTTGTTTGACTTTCAGCAGGTGCGTATAGAACAATGTGATTACCGTCTTCCCATTCTTGACCAATATTAAACTTTAATACATCGTTCTGATATATTGAATTAGCCAAAGTTGAGTTGTTCTCTTCGATAGCTGTGCCTGAATCAGAATATGATTCAGTATCACCAGTTGTTTGACTTAAACTATTTTCTAAAACATCTACATTCGAATCTTTTGAAGAAGATGTCTTTATTAGAAATTGCTCATTAACATATCTGTGCAAACTTCCTGCTGCTTTGCCCATATATTGCCGATACTTACCCCAGTGAACTGCTTGATTAAAATCCTTCAACATAGGTAAGAATGGGGCATGATTAAAGTTTAATAACTCTATATCTACCGCTAACGCAAAGGGGAAATTAGGAATAGTAGAAACACTCATAGACGATAGAGCTACACCAGTAATTCCATGAACTGTATTAAGATATTGGTTCTTTACAGGTAAGATAGGAGAATACTTGAATGCTGCAACCAATCCGCGTAAACTAGATAAAAATTTATCAATCTTTATTTCAGAGGCACCGTTGTTTTTAAAGTCTAATTCAAAAGCTTCATTAATATTAATTTCAGATGCATCGTCTATTGATATGCCCCAAATTTCTTCATAGTTAGGGAAAAACAATCTTAATCTAACTGAAGTCTCTTTATATCCAGAGTTAAATTTAGGACTATTCTTTTGTCTAATAGCACCGCCAGTTAAACTGCCAGTTTTAAATGAAGAGTTGACATCTATAGAAATTGGTGGAACATAGAAATTTGATGCACCTAATCTTAGGTGAAAGATATCAGGATTTTGTGGTGCAATATTCTTTCTAAATGGGGACTCTGATAAAACTTTGTTAATCCTTTGAGAAGTTGTCATGCTCCTGAAAGCCATTTTAAAAACAGCTTCACCATTAGAGTTTACACCAAAAGCCTTTTCTAAAGTATTGATAAATGCATCTGGATCACTGTCATCCCCACCTTTACCCTGATTAGTATAGTCACCGACTGCGGCTATTGCATCAAGTAAGAAAGTTGTTAAACTTGGAAAATAGTAAACTATACTAGCAAAACTAATTGGATCAAATCTAAGCTTTTGTATTACCTCACCTAAAAGTATAATCCACGGTAAATCTTTTTGCTGATTAACAACAGATCCGCCTTCTGAATCTGGATCAGTTATACCTTTTTGTAATTGTTCTTTATTTCTAAATCTTTTTTTAGCAAACTCGCCAATCTCATACGCATACGAAGCGAGTTCTAGCAATCCTGAATCTTCTAATTTAGAAAAAATAGATGTAATAGCCACATTAGATCTATTTTCAGAAAGAGAATTTATGCCATCTAGATTAATATTTGAAAATGCTCTATCAAAACTATTTGTATACTTAAATGAATCTTGAGCATAATAGTTTACATTTCTTTTAGAAAAGAGTTTATATATATACTGGGCGTAGGTGACATTGCCATTCGCACTAAATGCCCAAATATCTTCTAATTGATTAACACCATCAATGATTCCATTTTCGGAACCATCCCTTTCTTCTTCTCCAGGAAAATCAATTCCATCATTAGGACTCTTATTGTATAGTTCAATTCTAGTTTTAATACCAGCCAGAAAAGCTTTATATACAGGAAAGTAAAATAGTCGAAAATCTTCATTATAGAAATGAAGTCTTGTTTGAGCAAAAGTAGTTGATGGAGCTAAACCTGCTGTTACTTTATAGTCTTCAATATCTTGATCAGAATATGATATTACTGTTGCAAATTTATTCCAAGATACTAAAGTTTTGTTCCATATATCAACTGCAAATTTATCAGCTTCATCTAACACTAGAAAGTCTAGACCAGTTAAATTATAATCTTCAATACTTGTTATAGAATTATCGGGTACTTTCTTAAATAACCCTACGCCGTCAAAGATGAGTCGCTCTGCTCTAGTTGAGCTAATAGAATCAGCCTCAGTTGCTGGAGGATTAATACAGCTTTCTAAATACGCAATAAAACCAGTTATTATCCCGGCATCTTTAATCTTTTTTAATGCAGCAAAACTCTGTGAATTAGTTGCCATTTTACCTACTTAAACATCATATTAGCTCTCACCACAGCGTTCAATCTATAACTAGATGAATCTTTAGCTGTAGTAGATGATAGATTATTCATTATACTATAACTAGTAGAATTATTATTTAATTTAAAAGAAAAATTTGCTTTATTTAATGATGCAAAATCTTTATTATACCGAGCTTTTTGCAAAGAAGGATTATCATAACCTACTTTATTTTGTTGCAAAACAGTACTTGCACTATGCATTAACCCTTCGTAAGATCCCTGCATTTTTTTTGTATTTGATTTATCAAAATTTACAATAGACTGTTTTTCATCTTTATTAACACTAGTCTTGCTACCAGAAATCTTAGCGGAATACTCATTTGACTTTGCTAATCTAGGCGAAGTATCCTTTGGATTTGATGCCGCATTCCGTAGAGTCTTATTCTGGTTTCCAATACTATTTAACATTATTCATTCACCTCAAAAACTTTGACCCATCGACGCATAAGGATCGTTAGAAATCTTCGGAATCCCATTATATATAGTAGTGTTCATATTGCCGTTAACTAAGCCTCGTGCAGCATTATTAAACTTTTCAATCTGACCTTGATCACCTGATAAAGACACTTTATATGAATTTCCCATTGAGTATCCAAAAGAATCAAAGGTTCCGATTTCTGGCAATCTAAATGGAACATTTTTTTCATAAGGATTGCCGCCAGGTAACAATGGCGGACCGGTAATATCGTCAGTAGTTCTATCTCTAATTGCTGAATATGTCAAACTTCCCAAAGCCAAAGCACCTACCGCGATAGTTCCTCTTCTGAAGAGCTTATTATCAAACATTTCTTTTAATTTAGAAATACTTAACCTTTCATACGGTACCTTTTTAACTGCCGTAGAATCATCTTCACCTAAAGATTTTAAAATTTCTGGGATAATATCTGCAGCGTCTTGAGGGACGATATCATCAGATATAGAACCTAAAGCTCTGAGATTATCTAATTCATCTGCTCCTAATTGATCATTTAAAAAAACTTCATTGATAATTCTTACCTGATTTTCAGCTTCAGCTGCTGTAACTGGATCTATTTCAATAAGACTGGCAGAAAGATCGTCAGCAATCTCGGTACCAAGAAGCTTTCTATATATAGCCCCTTCTAGATTGTCAGATTGACCGCCTTCAATAAGCTCTCTTAAAGCTACTTCAGCCTTTTCTTTAACATTAGCCTTAGTAACAGCGTCCTCTGCCCCTAAAATATCCAAAATACTCTTTGCTGTATCATCGTTAAACTTTTCATAATATTTAGCATTCCTAAGCCGTGTTAACTTATTAAAATTTTCCCTCATCTCCAATAAACTATCTGAAACATCAGTATCCAAAGGAAAAGCTAAAGATCTAATATCTTTTTTTGTACCAAAAGTCAATTGATCAATCGCATTAACAAGATACTCCATACTGACATTTTGTATTTTAACAGCCTCATTCATTTCAGAATAGATTTTTGTGCCAAGATAGTTTTGTAAAACATTTCTAGCTGCTTTTTCAGTTTCAGTTAAATCTTTAATCCCACCTCTATTTAATTCAATTAACTGATTAAATAAAGACTCATTTCTTTTCAAAATAGTTTGTGCTGCGGCAATAGATTCCCTATTGGTTTCGGCAGATAAAACTGCTTCATTAATACCAATATAGTTTTTCGCTTTTTTAAGTGCAGTTTCAAACATCATCTTAGCAGTAGCGCCTGCCTTATTTAATCTTGTTAAAGCTGCAGCCTGATTAGATGCATCTAAACTATAACCATTAATAAGAGCTTCTCTTAATTTTTGCGGATCTTTCTTTACAAGTAATTGACTTAATGTTTCGGCTTCCTTAATAACATCTTCTGGAGAGATAGCAAAATTCTGAGCTACAGCGTCATTTAAACCTTGAGTAATTCCTCTAATAAGAACTTCAGAATCAAGTTTTCCGAGCCTTTTACCCTCAAGCATCAGTTTATCAATACCTATGTCTGATCCAGTAGCTCTTGCAAAACCGATAACTTTACCAATACCTTCTATCATTCCCTCGCCAAGAGAATCAAGAGTCACATCTTTAGCAGACTTACCTAAAAACTTTGCAAGTTTTTCCTCATCTACATTTAAAGAATTATTTATTCGGTTTATTAACTCGATATTAAATTCTTTAACACCAGAGAAATCGACCGAAAGGTCAATACCTTGCTCTTGGGCAATCAGTAAAAGTTTCTGATTTTCAGTCATATACTTTTTCATACGATTATCAGTAATACCAGCTAATATATCTTCATATTGAGAAAGTATATTTCCAGCAAACATCGACCTGTTAACAAACACACCAAGAATACCGCCAGTTTGTTTAGTCTTACTCTCAACAGCAATTTCATAGGCCGTTGTAAGGATTGCTCTCCTTGTAGGATCCGCCTCATATCCTTTACCAAGAATCGCCATCATCTCTTCAAAATTTGAAGCTTTAGATAATTGATCTACTAAAGCTCCCGTAACTCCATGAGTTTCCACAGCCTTCATAATCTGCTTACTAAGATCAAACGCACCTGAATCCAATACAGCTTTTATAGCTAAAGGATTACTATATCGAGGAATAATTTTTTCATAATTTAATCCAAGAGTACGAGATAGTTCCGGAGTTATTTGTAAAGAAGAAGAACCATGTTTTCTAATAAAATCAATTTCACCTCTAGTTAATGACGCAATGTTTCTATTTGATTTCTCATAAATGTCAACTAGAGTTGCCTCAAGATCATCTGATTTTAAAAATCCTGGACCAATAGCTTTTCCATCCAAAATGCCTTGAATCATTCCAAAATTTCGGCGCTGTTTTGGATCTAAATTACCTGATAACAATCCCTGGTTAAGTGATTTTCTAAAATATGAATTATCAAATAGTGATTGAATAGTCTCATAATCTAAATCTGGCCGTATAAACATGAATTCTTCAGGACCTGAAGGTTGACGGAACAGATAGTAGCCTAATCGCTTCTTTCCTTGATTGTCTACATATGTTCTAACTCTGGGAACACCTTTATCATCTAAGTCGAAACCGCCCAAAGAGTGTCTAAATTCCCCAATTGCTTGTGCAGAAAATAGTAACTTATGATCTTTTACTCTAAATTTTAGAATATCTTTATCGATATCAATGACATTACCTTCATGCATGATTCCAGCTAATTTTTCAAAACCAGTACCTAAAGATGGGATACCATTTTTTTGACCACCTAAAATAGCTTCTGTGTCCAAAGCAAATCTGTAGGCATCAGGCATGACTGCTTGAATGAATCCACCCTTTTCTCTATATGCCTCAGTGGCCAATAACGAACTTAATGCATTAAGCATCTCCGGAGCTTGATTTGGCTTAACCCCACTCTGGTATAACTCCAAAACCTTTTGAGCATACTGTCTGTTTCGCATAGCTGAATAACGCATTTCTGATGGAACTAAATCTATATCCATTTCCGAAGTGCGTTTTAACTGCTTTAAAATCTTATTCGGTAGTTCATTACTTTCAATAATTGCTTCGAACTCTGAAACTGTTTCGCGTGCACGCTGTCCAATCATAGCCAAAGTTTGATCGTCGCCAAACAATTTTGGATGAAATGCTGCCATTACCTCATCGACAAATACTCTCTCGCGAGTATCGCCAATACCACTCAAAAGTAAAGATTCGACACCTCCAGCTAAATTTGATTCACCCTTCAGCCCAAATTTACTAACAATCATTGAATAACGATCTAGTGCGTTATCAAAACCTGCTACTTGAAAAGCAGTCTTGATATTTCCAACTCCAGGAATATTACCTCTACCTGTAATTTGATATAAAGAGTTATTTTCAATATTTTTAATTTGAGAACTTATTTCACTCATCCTGATTTTTGCTTCATCAGTATTTAAATTCTTTAATTTTTTAAGTTCTTTTCTTAAAGTACCGACATACTTTTTAAGATTTTTTTCATTCAATAAATCTGAACCATCATATCCATATTCAATACTTTGGAAAATATTATCTACTAATAATTGCCTTCCTGCATCTCCTCTAGCAAAATTATTCTTCAAATGCTTTGCTAGAGCGTTTGATTTCCATTCGCCAGCCGCAACGCCTGTAGAATCAAAAGTAGAAATAGTAGCTTTAAGTTCTTGAACAAGTTTTGGATCTGCATCATCAATAATTCTTCCAAAGAAAGATGATGGATCAAGATTTTTGTAAACCGCTCTTAGATCATTGTCTAACATATCAAATTTCCCAGCATACTTCATCAACAGTTCGTACTGTGGATCTAATATGAGGGCGGATTGTCTCAATGATTTTTGGCCACCCATAAACTTTTTTAATTCAGACCCAGCCAAAGAAATATCACGATCAGAAATAAAACCTCTTTCACGTTTACCGACTTTGGCAAGTTTATCAATTAATTTTTTAGAATCTCCAGTTCTTAATATCTCACCAAAAACTCCTGGACTCAGTTGATCATGTCCGGCAGTGGCTAAAAGCAGATTTGCCTGATATTTATTTAAAGTTTGTTTACCAGTCCTAAACTGCAGCACTCTGGCACCGTCATCAGAAAGAATACTGATACCATTAATCAAACCATTCTCTCTCATCTTTTCTATACTCTCAACAAGAGTAGCCATTCCGCCTTGACTTTTTCCCATCATTAAAATATCTAATTTTAGATCTTTTAGTTCTGGAATACTAATTCCTGCGGATTCAAAAAGTTGCCTATCTCTACTATTTAAGTTTTGGACTTTATTATAAATAGATTCATAAATAGAAGCTGGAGTATTTACTTTAGATCCAGCTCTAATTAAATCTGGTGCCATCTGAAATTCAAAAATTTGACTGACATGCGTCGAAGCAGCTTCGCCAATTGCTTCGTTTAAACTTTCAAAACTTTTACCAATAATAGGAACTTGAAATTTAACTTTTTGACCATCTAAAACAACTTTAATAACACCGCCTCTACCGAATGAAGTAGATCTAACTGCAGATTTAGCTGCAGATAGTCTTTCACCGACAGTTGCGTACATGTTATTATCAAAAATTAAAGATTCAAACATTTATTGAACTCCCGCAAAAACATCAATTTGCTGACTACCAAAAGGATTAATAACTGGAGTTACAGTACCAGATATACCCATACCAGACATTAAAGATCTTAACCTAGTAGTAACATCTGTTCTATCTGACTGCATATTAAATGTAGGATAACTCGGATTTACTAAATTAGCTTCTTTTATCTGTTGCGGATAATATCCCATTTGAGACATTTGCAATCCCATAGATTGACCAATCTTAATTTTTACACTATCAATATTAGTATTTGGAAGCCACCCTTCCCAAGAAGCGTCGGGCAATTCGTGTCTACTGAAATAATCCGCTAACTCTGGTCGCTTTTCTATATTCATCCCCCACGCAGCCTGATATAACCTTCTTTCAAGCCTTCCAGAAGTGGACAATATCTTTTCTCTATCTTCACCAGTTGCATTAATCATGGCTTTGAAATGTTCCCTTTTTCTTTTAGGAACAGCTAAAGAAACCATATCCATTCTAGCTCTATCGCCTTGGAGCCTACTTAAATCCATACCATACATTGTTCTGCCCGCTGCAGATGCAAATTCTGCCGCAGCGCCAGAATCCCCAGCTTCTTTTGCTTGTGCTGCAAGCCTGCTATTTTTAACATAATTTAAAATATCAGTATACTCTTCAAGAGCTAACTGCTTTTTTCTTTCTAAAGGAATAAATCTTTCACCAGTAACAGCTTCAGAAACTTGACTAGCTATACTTGAACTTAAACCTGTCACAGTACCGAGTGTAGACCCAAAAAGTTTAGCTCTAGGAGTTCTGCCAAACATGCCACCAATGACAGCTAAAGATGCTGCTGCTGTAATTGGATTTGATTGACTTGCTTCATAAACCATAGGTTTAATATAGCTTTCAAAAGGCCGTTGCCACTCAGGAAACGTTGAACCGTAAATATTGTTCCGCTCCCAGTCTTCAAGAGCTGTTTTTTTACCAAATAATTTATTGGCAACGAAGTTATCAGAGTGGGCGATTAGTTCGCCAGCTCTTTTAAGCTGGAACATAGCTGGCCTCATACCCAATTCTTCAGCAGAAGAGTTCTTATACTTATAGTCTGAAAACTCATATTTCTGAGTTGTCTTTTCAACTTGATCTCGTATCTCTTTGATCTTCAATCGTTCTTCTGCAGAAAGATTTCTTTGATTCAAAGTTGCATTGACATTCTTATATTGCTGTGAATAAGGGGCGACATCTCCAAGTATTTCTAGCTGATTTATTAAACCATATCTACCTGTTTCATCAGATGTGATTTTATTAAATCTTTCATATCCAACACCAGGTAATCTAATTTCACCTTCTTGTATTTTTGTAAATGGATCGCCTCTAGTAAAATCTGTGAAATACTCAGCACCAGGTAAAAATGGATACTGCTTACCCATTAAGTTCTGTATTGGGTTAATATAATCAATACCAGTTCTTTCCTTTGGAATGAATCTACGTACGATTTCCGAAAATTCAACATTACCAATACCGGTTTGACTTGGCAAAGGTATGTCGCCTAAACCGCCAAGATTCAAATCCCAAAAAGCCCTGCCAGAACCATAGGCTTTGCTGGCAGATTGTAATACTGATCTTTGTGGCTCAAAATCGCTTTGACCGAAACCAAAAGATTCTCTTAGTGCACCAAATGCAAATCCATAAATACCTAACATTTCTTGAACCCTATACGCAGTTTCAGATGATTGAGCATAGGTAGATCCTGGCATTATTGGCGATCCTGCGGCAATAATTTCTGGATTCATAACACCTCTGACTTTAGGCGGTCCAAACTGGTACGCCGACAAGTAGTTGCTATTTATGTTTGAAATACTTTGTGTTACCATTCCGCCAGCCATATTAGTACTACCTGCTCTAGCGGCAAGATTTGAGTTTGCAGCTGAAATAGTTGAAGCGACCTGACCAGATGAACCGCCTCTATAAGATCCAATGCCTCCACCAAAACCTTGACCATATCCTCCATAGCTAATTTTGCGAGGATCATATCCAGGACTAGAATAACCTACTGAACTATATGCGCCAGACTGTCCAACTGGCAAATAAGAAGCTAGACCTTCAGAAACTTCTTGCTCATGCATTAGAACTTGTGGCTTTAAAACTCTTCCCACAGTGGCGTTTAAGATAGGCGTTATTGGGCCAAACGGACCAGTAAAATACTCACCACTTACTGGGTAGGGTCTTTCATTGTAATGTTTTCTTTCAAATCGATATGGATCAAACGGTCTAAGTGGCGAAATGTCATTATAGAATAAAAACTTTTCAGCGGGACTACCATATGTGTCGCTGGTAAACATAGCTCCGCCTTGAAGCTTTCTATACCAAGATGGCCTATAGTACATTACTTTTCCACCAACGAATGGCTGATTACCTAAAGGCCAAAAACGACCCTGTCTAATAGGAACTTTCCCTTCGACAAGTTGCTCTTTCTTTTCTTCGTAAGTCATTCCGCCAGGAGTCAAGCCAGCACCTAACGCCTGAGCCTCAACCGCGCCTCTAGCAACTGCCCCCAACATTAAAGGTGAATAAACTCTTTCACCGCGATCATCTCTATCATTAACCATACCACCAAGAGTTCTGTCAACAGTTAAAGCTGTAGTGCCCGCTGCGTACAGCGGTAAAACTCTTTTCATAACCATGCCTCTGGCAAATAGATCTAAAGGCCCTTTAAAATCTGTAACATTAAGTTGCAAACCAACTGAACCAAAATACCTATTTAAGCGTTCAACGCCTTGAGATGCAGCAATGCTTAATCCGGAGAAACCTTCTGGATCAGAATAGGTAGTCAAACCTAATGCGCTCTTAGTTGCTGCATAAGGATTTCTTCCAAAGACTGTGCCAAATGTCGGCACAGCGGTGACTGATTGACCAGAACCTAAAGGATCAATTGCTAGATCACTGGTTTGGTACTTTGCAAACTCATACCTTCTTGCAAAAGGTGCAATAAGAGGAGAAAATTTTCTACTCATAGTTCCAGATACTTGGCCAATAGTGCCATTAACAAAAGGATCAAATAGACTCTCTAATCCTTTGCGACTATTTGAAAACGCAGTGGCTGCCGCTTTAGCGCTAGTAAAAACATCTACTTTATTAGAATAAGTTTTAAACGCGGAATAGTTCATGAGCGATGCTAAACCAGCAGCTTGCGCCTCAATCATTTGTGACTTACTGATCACACCACTCTTTTGTAATTTATTTACAGCATTTATGACTTCAATAAAAATATCATTGCCCTGTAAATTTTGTGTAGCCTGATTAACTGTTCCAATATATCTAAAGATTTCCTCTCTTAACTCATCCAATCTAGTTGTGATAGTTGGTGAAGTTTTAGAAAGTTGAGAAACACTATCTAAATTAGATTGATCTAACAAGTTACTAATTCTAGATTTTGCTGTCTTAATTACTTTTGGATCAATATTCTGCGCTCTTAAGTTTTTTTCAATTGAGGTGCTTGCTTGCAAAATCTGCTCAGCGAATTCAACAGCTTCTTTTGAAGAAGTTATTGATGATGCTCCACGTCCTAAAAGTTGAAAAAGTTGTGGATTCTGCTTTTCTAATTCAGCCATCACTTTAGGTGAAGTACCAAATTTAGAAACAGTATCAAAAAATTCACTATATGATTTTAAGAATTGAGGATCGTTAACATCAAAATTTTGAGATTGCAATCGTTTTGCAATGTTAATTAGATTGTTAGGATCTTTTCGTCTTTGCGAGAATCTCTTAAGAGCACCGAATAAAGAGTTTGGCTGTTCAGGATCAACACTTAAATGCTTTCTTAGACCACGAAACTTCTTATCGATACCTCCACCAATTTCATCAGTAGTAAAACCTTGTTCACCACTTGCATATCGTGTATGCCTAGTCAAAAGATCTGCACTATTACTTGGCATCGCTCGATAAAGTCCAGGTAACGTTGTTCCATAGACTTGATCTGCTCCAGGCATTCCTTCAAATCTAATTAATTTACCTTTAGTTCCTTTAGATTTCGCCCAAAGATAAAAATCTGCTCTTGTTTGATTCTTTTCCGCACCTAAAAATGGTTGTACAGATCTAGAAGAAATATATTGCACTGGAGATCTTTTGGACATCTCGGCAAAAGAATTATAACCAAAAAGGTCAGTTGGATTAAAGCCTAAGATTGGGATTTTAAACTCACTAGCAAAAAAATTAGCTGCACGAGTAAAGGTAGATTTTATAGAGGTAAAGTCGACAATTTCGCCAGCTTTAGTTTTATAAACGCCATCTAGTCTGGAGATTACAGCAGAGATGCCTATTGGTTCATCCATGCTTTGTCTACCAGCTAGAGCGCCAATTATTTTTCTTTCATCTTCTCTCATGTGAGAGAAGCGTCCCTTATCAAAGGCTTCAGAAATACTTAATGGTTGAAGGCCAAAAAGGTTATATCCACCACCAAAAACACCTGATGTCATTTTTTTATTTCTAATTAAAAATGCTCTTAAATCAGTAAAGTTATTTGGATCAATACCGCGACTTGCTAACTGCTTATTAATCAAACTATCAGCAAAAGCTAAGCCATCATCATCTGCTAATTTAATACCAAGAGTTTGTGCTGTTTTTCTTTGTAAGAAGTTTTGTTTTGCATAAGTATTTGGTTGAATATAATCTTGGAATAAAGCTTTTTTAGGCTTTAAAACACCTTCACCGATATTTAACAAATCGGATCTATACATCTTATTCCACTGGCTAGCAGTTTTATTTCTTAAAGTTTTTTGAAATTCTCTTGTAACAAAAATATCTCTAGCATCATCAATAGATTGTTTTAAAACATTTGGTTGCAGAGACTCAGATAAACTTTTACCATTTCGGATGCCCCCATACCTTTTTAGTACTTGCCCGAAAAAATCATCTGATGCGCTAGCTGCCGAATTAGCTGACGGGTAAATTTTAGTTTTACCAATTGTAAAAATAGTTGTAGAATCAGCACCGGAAGTTGGTATACGAACTTTTGCATTATTAACAAATTTATTAATTTCAGCAGGATCAATTCCTAAATTTTTTGAAATTAATTGCTTTTCAATTAGATCTTTAAAAGCTGTTTGTTGCTGACCTAGAAAGAATTCAGATCTTTTGAAAGAAGAGTTATCAGGACCGCCACCACCAAGAATTCTCATCCCTTCAGCAAAAGAAGAAAGTCTACTTGAATGCATAGACTGTATTCTGTTAATTGCTTTACTTAAAGAGTCTTCAGTAACTGAAATTCTTTTAGTATTCGAAATTACCTTATTAAATGCAATAGAGCTTTCCATTGCATCATATGCTTTACCTATAAGTCGGAATTCATCTCTGCCAGCCTTAACTGCACCAGGCATACCTTTAAATGAGGGTGCGAGTTCAAAAATTGAAGCGTACTTCATTGAACCGTCATCATATCCGCCAAATATCGATTTAAAAGTAGTTTTAGCTATTTCCATTCTACTAGACGTTTGCGCTCTAGTTTTATTGATTGCAGATCCAACACCGCTTCTTAGTTGTGAAAGATTTTGGACAAACTCATTTTGGTTTTTATACGCATCCGTTGCAGCAGATAGTGCGCTAGAGGTTTGTGCAGATTTTTTTAGAAACTTATTAGTTACACTAGCAAAATCTTGACCGACTTCTGAAAGAATATCAGATAAATCAGTAAAACCTTTATAGGCGGCTTTTTGATATGGGGTTATCCTCCTCATATCATTTACAGCATACTTTAACGAGTGCAAAGAATTTTTTGCCTGATTTGCAGTTGCTCCCGCGAATTCAAATGGCAGCATCATAGTAGCAATATTTGTTAAAGAGGTTTTAGTAAAATCAGCTACAACGTCAACAGGATTATACCAATTTACTTTACGCTTTGATTCGTCTCTATTTCCAAATAGTGGATCGGTTACGACCCTCTGCACACCATACATCGCCGGAAGCTCATACGGGAGCCTCCTACCGGCTCTAATTAACCTCTGCTGAAGCTCATCTCTATAAGACCAAACTGCTGCAGACGTTTCCTGTAAAAAATCCGCACCAGCATCTTGAATATCTTGATTCGTAAAAAACTTATATCCATGGATCTCATCCACACTGCCAGTGGTTAAAGTCGGTCCATGTTTTCCAGGAAGTTCAAAAACGATTTTACTATAAGGATCTTCTGTTCCAACAGATCTACTTAAACCCTGTAATTCATCTAAATGTCTACGTATATCAGTAACAGATTTAACAATAGATGTAGAAAAATTAGACTCACCTAACTTAGCTGCATTATCAGCGCCATCTTGTAAATATTTAGCGAGTTTTAATCCACCCTTTTTAACAACTTTAGAGGCAACCATCGTTCCTGCCATAGTCGCAGCAGAAACCGCAAAGAAGCGCATGATTGGGTGTCCATTTAAAGCACTGGCAATATAGCCAGAGTTAGGGGCTACGCCCTCTTTTTCGCCCTCATTTGTAGGGACATCTCTAGATGTTACACTAAAGCCTAAACTATGATTTGGACCAGGATCACGCAACATTTAAATCTCCAAAAATTACTTCATGCCCCACAGCTTTTGAGCAATAGGATCATCATAAACTGCCTCGCCCGGCATCTTCGATAGATTATGTCTTGCGGCGGATCTCTTCTTTTCCTCTTCTTGTTCATCTGGATCAATTAATTGCAGTGATACATTATTTGGCTCAATACCATTAATTGCTTGTTGGATTTCAATAATTTTCTCTGATAACGCCACTTTTTCTGCCAATTCGCTAAAAGTCATGGCCTCTAAATCTTCAGGATTATATGAACTAATAGTAGCGAGAACAAAAGCTTTCATAAGATTTTTTACTTCATTTGCTTCAATTCTTTTTTCTTCTAAAATTCTTTTAGCCAACTTGACTGATGTAATACCGGAAATATCCAATACTTTTTCAGCCAATGCAGAAACATTGCCAGGAGGAATCTTATTAATATCAAAATCCTCAGGATAGACAACGCTATACTGCAAAATATAGTCTTCAATGTCGGCAGATGAATAATCGTATAAATCCTTTAAATAAAGGATCTTTTTATACTCGTAAAAAGTTAGTTCTCGAAAAACTACTTCAATACCTTTGATTTCTGCACTATAAACATTGCCATATTTTTCTTTAAAAGAAAAAATTAGATTAGAGTCTTCCATAAATTACAATTGTCTAACCTCAAGTGCCACGAAACCAGAGGCTTCAAGAACTTCTTGAGCAATCAGAGAAGGCATCCCGGCCATCGCACCTGAAAGAGATTTCTTATCAAACTTTGGGAAAAGAATACATAGCTCAGCGATGGTTTCTTCGTTCCACATATTTGCTTCAGCGGATGTAAGACTACCTGCTTGGACTAGTTGCTCCATTTTTTTAACAATCTGCTTGTATTCGTTTCTATTTAAAACGCGCCAAACAACATGCTTATCAAAAGAAATAGAAGTAACATAAATATCACCAAATTGCTTCTTCCATTCCTTAATTTGACCAGCTACAGGACCATCTTCCCAAATAGGCTCGTTATCATCTAAATCTTCAACGGGGCGAAAATCTTCTTCATCTTCTTCAGTGGTTTGATTGAATTGAATAGGATCTTCAGCTCTTACATCTACAGCATCGTCGTCTTCAGTAATTTCTAATGTTAGAAAATCCTCAACAATTACATTATCTTCAAGTGCTAAATCTCTCACTTCAGCATCCTGTGCAGGCTGTGTAACTACAACTTTTCTTTGATTACTCATTTTAATTCTCCTAAACTAATGAACATATTTTTATATTTACTGACGGTAACTTGTACTTGCAGAAGATGTATAACTCTCGCTTGTATCGTTATCAGACTCATTAACAGTGATGAGATTTCTAACAAAACTTAAATCAGTAGAAGTATGATAGAAATCTCTAGCAATAAACTGATAAACTTCAGCTAGTGGTTGACCACCAGGACTGAATGAAGTTGTCATATTCATTAAGTTAACTTGCTGAATAATAGTTTTCATTGGACTCGCCATATTATCGACTCTAACAGTCCGTTGATTAACATCAGAATAAATCATTCTATCTAAATTATCCGAAATAGCTACTTCTTCTTTACCTGCTGCCATAAATGGTGTTAGGGCAGTTTCTTCTACATTATATAATATCACAAAATTAAATGGTGGATGTGCGCTAAAAATATTTTTATCAGAAATACCTGGATCAGATGTGATTCTATCTAATTGACTATATGCCCAGTATTTTTGAACGTTTTTTTCGTCTTCCGCAGTAAATCCTTCTGGAGTTAACTTAGATATAATACTGGAATATTCACTTGGTACTTGATCTTTTTGTCTATTTTTGGCTGCCAATGCCCTATTCTTGGCTGCTGCTTCTAATAACTCAGTCATTCTACGAGGATGTCTTGTAAAGACAGCAATTTCGCCTGAAATGATTCTTGTACCAAACATAACAGCATCATGATTATATGACCAAAAACCATATAAAGGTTGCTTTTCTTGACGAACTGAGTACGCAAAAGAAGCTATATCTAACTCATCCTGTGGATCAAATAATCCATCAATAAAAATTTTTACATCTTCACCACTAAAATAGTAATCATAATAATTATTAAACCTATTAGAAGTATCTGAGGCATTTCCAGCCCAAATTCTATCTATATTATTATCAAGTGGATCAAAAGAATTATTATTGGGAATATTAGGCATGTGAAAATCCGTTTACGGTTTAAAGGTAATTACTCTATCAACCATATTAGACTGATAAAGTTTTGCTAAATTATCTACAACAGTATCTCCAAAAATATTATTTGAAATAGAAATATCTCTTGCAACTAATTCAGGATCGCGAGTAGAGTTTGGAACCTCTGTAGTTAATTTAACCATTGGCTGAATTCCTCTAGCCATAAAAGTATAAGTTTGCTCTACAATTAGGTCATCAATAGATATTGTTTGACCTTCATCTACAATAGTAACACCAAATATCTTCATTTTTGAACCCTGACCATACTCATTGAAAAAGGTTAAAATAATATCAAATGGTGGCAACATATCTGCTAAAGGGGCAAAGAATCCATTTTTTCTTTCCAAAAAATCTCTATATTGTTTTATTCTATAAAAAACATATTCATTAAAAACTGTGAAAATTAAACTACCTGCGATAGTCCTGGATCCTTTGACAAAGCCTCTAGGATTAACATGTCCTAGTGTTCTTACTGGCGAATTTTCTCTGTGTATAGAATAAGAGATAGTTTGTATTTCACCAAGTTCAATCACATCACCATTACTTACAACTTTTCCATTCTCTCCAATAACAGGAACTAATATAGTAGCTACAGCGTCTGCTCCGGAAAAGGCGATATTCTCCATAGTGTATGAAGAGTCGTAATTACCTTTATAAATTTTAGGATCTTCAGATTCAGTTACTGGAGGTTTAACAATCTTAATTGGATTAGCTTCATAAATACCATCGCTAGCCATTGTTCACAACACTTTCTTGAATATAGGTATGCGCACGGAATAGTTCCCGTGCGCATACCAATCCGAACATTAGTTTAATACCTATCAGCCGCCGAAGCGAATAATATCAGATTCTAAGCCTTCTGGTCTAATGCCAACTAGGTTGGCTGGATCAGCTTCCACTAGAGCATCTCTGTTGATGGTATACATTGGGCCAAGTTCTCTTGCGACATAGGTCATTGTTTCTTCAATCACGATATCATCCATTGATGCGCCTGAACCCTCATTGAGTAGCTCTACACCAAAGATTGACCGAACTGCTGATTGACCATACTCGTTTACGAAAGTAATTGTAATGTCGAAAGGAGGGATTTGATCCGCATAGTGTGGAACCTTTGATGTTACGCCAATACCGTAACGATCTGACTCAACAATACCAAATTTATGATCGGCATCCCCGGGTAGAGTATTGTGGTTTCTTGTCCAGAATACTTGAGTTGGGTTACCGCCTTCACGGTTCTTATCTAGCATTGTGTATAGAGCTGGCCGATCAAAGACTGTGAATATCAATGATCCTGCGATGCCTCTTTTTCCACGTGAGAAAGAACGAGGATTAGGTGAACCCATGGTATAAATCGGTGCTTTTTCTCTGGTTACTGAGAAAGTAATACCTGAAAGTGCACCTATCTCTACACCACCAAAGGTAGCCACAATATCTGCCCCAGAGAAAGTAGTGTAAGTATTAAGGTATTTGTTAACTGCTGTATAATTTTCAGCTGCCATTTTATATTATCCTCCGTTCGGCTTTCAATTATATATTAATAGAGATTTGAATCTCAATTGACTTCAGTTCAAAAGCGGGAGTCAAGACAAGATCAACTATTGCTTTATTCTGATTTGGAATATATGTGACAGCAAAATCGCTTGCCAACAGAGCGCCTACTATTTGCATACCACGAAGAGCTGAAGTAATAGCTGTTTCCATTGCATTTCTAACTTGAATATTGGAAGGCTCTCCCACAAACTTTTGGCAAACTTGACGGACAACTAGGGCAGCCTCGTCAATAATTCTTTTAGTTGATAACCGAGTATAATCAGAGGTTGACTGTGCAAAAGTTACACCTTCGCCAAATACAGGTATCTTATTAAAGTTGATGACTACCGAGTTAATACCTTTACCACCAAGAGTATCTTGCTGAGTGCGCGTGGGTGCATATCTTAGTGCTTCAACGTTATAAATTGACTTATTAACAATTGAGCTGAAAGAAGGTAGGCGGCTCATTGTTGCTGCTAGGAACGCTGCACCATTACTGTAGCCAAAGTTGCTAGGAGTCGCGCCAGTTGAGTTGTAGTTAGTTGGCTTAAGTTCTGCTGCAACTATTGTTACATATGGGCCAACATCTTTAAATAGAGTGCCAGCATTGCGATCAGGTAGACCAGGAAGCGCAAGGTGTGCGGCAATCTGTGATGGAGTCATTTTCTCAGTAGTGCTTAGATACGGTTTAATACCCATTACTGCAACGCAGGGATTCGTATTCTGGGAGATATCTTTTACTGCACTAGCAACTTTATATGCCCAGTTTGAAGTAATAGTTGTTGTATTATCTGCATGGAAACCAAACTCTGGATCGTCACCGGGTGTTGCGGGCGACTGCCAATCCAGAGGATGCCCACCACGACCCCATGGAACAATGATGTCAGGTATTGCAGCTTCTGCTGCTGCGAATGCTGCTGCGAAAACATCACTACCACCACTGGTTAGAGTGCCTGTATTATGAGCAAATACAGTGTTGCTTGGCAGCGGCACTAGAAATAGTCTTTCTGCGCCAGCGGTCACAAGTTCAACAAATGCTCTATGTATATCCGAGCCATTACCAAAAGCGGTGATTACATCAGCTTCGTTAGTAGCTCTATAAACATCTAAATCGGGAATCCCGCCAGTATTATCAGCAGTTGACCGCTTCGCAATGGCAACAACTCTTGGACCAATAGGCGAATCCTGTCTAGACACGCTATAGAAACGATCCTTAATTAATGTAGTTACTCCTGGTATAGCCATCTTTTTTCTAGACCTCCAAATATGGATTTTTAAAATCTTTGATTATAGTAATGGAAACCGTATAAAAATAAACTAACAATGAATTATACGATTAATCTATATATTTGGAGTTGACTGATCTAAATCAATAATTTGGACTTCGACATCCTCATAATTTGGAGTAGCCAACTCTCTGGTATCGGTAGACCTAGAGCCAAGCCAGGTTCTGATATCAATTCTAATTTTTTCAATTCTTTCATTTTTAATTGCAAAAGTTTTTTCAGTTGTTAACATATATGTAACAGTTCTTTTATGAATATTCTTATTCTTTCTATTCACTTCAGAATCTGAAAGTCTCCGAGAGTAAACTAAATCTGATGCACCCGCTGCTTTAAAAATTGGAGTATATTCCAACATAAAATCTTCAAATGATTCAATAATCTGATCACATAAAATAGCTGTATCTAAATCATCTTTAACAGATTTAGGATTATCCCCCTGCAAAGTATTGGCTTTGCTCATAACTGTAAACGCAACTATATTCTGAAACTTTTGACCATAAACTGTAATTGAATTACTCATAACATTTTGTCTCATACGAGGTTTTGGTTCCATTGTATGAGATTTTCTTAATTCTAAAGAATAACCAATAATTGCTGGATACTCGTCAAAAACGTCTGCACTCATTGGTTCTGGGACAGAAGTTATATTCCCTATTTCATCTTCAGAATCAACATCTGTAAAAGAAGAAAAGCTCTCTCTATTAATTCCAGTTGGAAGAATCGGAATTAAAGGATGGCTTTCTTCCCATACTTTTTTAACTAAACTAATAAATTCCAAATAATTTAATGATCCAGAATATATCTCTTCCACACCTTCAATCTCTAATCTGACTCCTGGAGACTGAAGCACGCCACTTCTTAATGGATTTTGAAATCTTTCTGAAGTAGAAACAGCAGGAAATTCTCTATTAACATAAACCATTTTATGCCTCCGGTCCAGCAGCTAATGAAAAGTTAATCCTTTTAAGACCAAGAGCTGACAGTACAGATATATGGAAAACTAACTTCCCTCTATCACTTGGATCTACTTCAATATTAAAAGAGTAGTCGATAATTATATTATTACTTTTCATTTGCATTAACATTTTATAAACAGTATCAGAAACTCTATCGTAACCGAACTTACCTATTGCCTCTAACGCAACAGATTTTATTCTAGATACTAAAGACGCAATTAGTCTCATCTGTGCAGCTTTAGATAGAGTTGAATTTTTATTCGCTAAGGTATATTCGTTACTCGTATAAACCTCATAGGGTACTGATCTTTTAGTTTTCTTACCTCTATATACAGTATTAATTCCAAGATTATCTAATTCTTGTAGCTCGTATTGAGTTAGATCGCTTCCAAATACTGAAAGTGCTCCTGGAATTCTCGATCTAATTAATCCCATATTTAACGGCATAGCCGCAAACAGTCCTGCAAAACTAGCTGCAAGCGTTGAGGTGTACGATATTTTTAGCTGATCATGTTTAGATACCACTTCTCCATAAATCGGAACAATGAATCTGCCATTATCGCTTAATATAGAGCCATTTAAATTATAGGATGTCAATTTATTTACTAAAACCGAATTAGCTTTAATTTCATTAATGTCTTCAGATTTTACTCCACCAGATCTTGAACCAATAATGCCGATCTGAATAAAGCCAGTAGTGTTATGAAAATCTGCACAATAACTAGCCAACTGGGTTACAAAATCAACTCCACCTGTTTTAATAATTGAAGCCTCTAAAGGAACAACATAATCAATATAGTCTAATTCTTTCAAAATATTATACGTAACAGCTAATCTATCATAGTATCGTTGATAAAAAGTTATACTGTTTGGTGTAGCCATATTAAGATTAAAAATAGTTGAAGAAACTAATCTGTCCTCATATTTATCTACATATTCACTCATTGGCGCAGCGGCCATTATAAATATATCTCTAGCCCCAGCTGCATACGCGTCAAATACACCTCTTAATAATGGACTACCTAAATCTGCCCCAAGTAAATCTACCGCACTTTGAATTGACCTAATCTTATAAATATCATTCAATGCAATACCATCAGCGTGTCCGATTAATAGAACGGTATTAGTATTTGATCTATTAAGATCTTCATAGGTAGCTTTATAATTTACGATAGAAGTGCTGTTATTTGAAATAACAATAGGATTTAATGTTACTGCATCAGTTTTAACTACAAAAGAAGAACTGACTGAAATTGGAATTTCATTGCTAGAGGTCTGTGCAAAAACTGTATAGACACCTTCATGTAATGAAGAAGGGATTTTATACCTAAATCTGTATTGACCCCTTCCAGTTCTTGTGATAGAAACTTTATCAGAAATATCTGAATTATTTCTTAAAAAAGAAAAAGGTCCGTCTACAATTGGCCCAGAATTATAATCGCCTCTTCTAACTGAAAAGTAAATATCTACTGGAGTGGCTAAAATTGCTGGATCATAAACGTTGTTTTCCGCAACAAAAATAAAATCAAAGTTAATAAACTGACCTCTAACACCTGGAATCATAACTACTTCTCTCTACTTGCTCCAGCAATCCAGTACACTATTTTTCCAAACTTACCTCTTACTGGTGTCACTGCTTGAATTGTAAATATCGAATACGAACGACTATTTTTCATAGTCATATCTTCATAAATTCTGTCTCCCTCTTTGGGATTTACGCTTCCTTCAAAATAATATACAAATTCAAAATTTGTACTAATACCTTCATCGTATTGATCGGAAGATTTGGCATTCATTGAACCAGACTGACCAACCTGTCTTGTGGTAACTTTTTCAAATTCATTATTATGATTACCATTAGCTAGCATTCTTTGCAAATGAACGTCATGACCCCAATCTCTTAATATCTTTCTAAAAGACTTAGCTGCATCAATCATAGTTTCTTAACTTTCGCGAAGGCATTGGATCAGATCTTGAAGTTATCTCTTGCCCTTGACCATATATATCTTTATCTGTAGGATATACATCTCTGCCAAGTTGGGTTACACTATATTCTGTTGGTAAACCTTTTGGAGTCATTGTTGCAGCTCTGACCTTGTTTGCCAAAAGCTCTTTACGCAAAGCGGCAGCAATCTGACACCACGAAGATGCGTTATCTCTTGATACTGAATTTCTAGGAGTGACCCTATTTTCTATAGTTAAATCACCTAATCTCAGCATCACGTTATCATCAGCGCCATACGCATATGTTCTACTTAGTTCACATGCTACAGCAGCTCTAATATACTCAATAGCTTTAAAATTTAAAGCTGCGTCATCTGCTGATAATCCTAAAATTGTTTTAACTTCAAGTGAAAAGTTATAAACTATCTCACCAATCTCTAGTAAAGATGCATCTGGAAATAAGGATAGCAAACTTTCAGGATCTATATATAACGGACTTAACTCGGTACCAAATATAATAATTTCATCATTTTTAAGAGTTGCAGTTGGTTTCCTAGAAGCTGATGAAGAGCTTACATAGACCTTTTGCTGAATTATAAATGGAGGACTATTCAAAATATACACAGTAAAGATTGAAGTGTATTCTCCAATTTCATTTGGAGTAAAGTCATAAAAATATATATCATCACCAGAAGTAAGTGCTAATTGATTATCAATTATAATTATATCATTATCTTTTTTAACTGTTAATCTTACTTCATCAGGATTTACACCAACTAACTGACCAGTTTCGTCGGTATACTTTAAAGTAATATTTACTCTTACTTCATCACCTA